GGCGATGCTCGACGATGCCGCGTTCGACGTGGAGGAATGGCTGGCGGGTGAGATCGCGAGCGAGTTCGCGGCGGCCGAGGGGCAGGCGTTCGTCAACGGCACCGGCGTCAACCAGCCCAAGGGGTTCTTGCGCCAACCGGTCTCGACCGCAGGCGATGCCACGCGCGGGTTCGGCACGTTGCAATATCTACCGAGCGGAGCGGCGGGCGACTTCGGAAGCGAGCCGCAGGACCGGCTGATCGACCTGGTGCAGAGCCTGCGCGCGCCGTACCGGCAGGGGGCGGTGTTCGTGATGAACGCGGCGACCTCCACCCGCATCCGCAAGCTCAAGACGTCGGACGGCGCGTTCCTGTGGCAGCCGGGGCTGGTGTCGGGCCAGCCGGACACGCTGCTCGGCTATCCCGTGGTGGAGGCGGAGGACATGCCCGACATCACCGCCAACAGCGCGTCGATCGCGTTCGGCAACTTCCGCTTGGGGTACCTCATCGCCGAGCGGCAGGAGACGCAGATCCTGCGCGATCCCTATTCGAACAAGCCGTTCGTGCACTTCTACGCGACCAAGCGCGTCGGGGGGCAGGTCAGCAATTCGGAGGCGATCAAGCTGATGAAGTTCGCCGCAGCCTGAGCGGCGCCCTGTGCCGGCGCGGGGAAAAACCCCGCGCCGGACCTGTCTTCCTGCCCAACGATCACGGAGCTGCCCCATGGAGACGCCACCCATTCCGGAGGCGGCGATCGCTGCCGCCTGCGCTGCAGCCGCCGCCCATTTGCGCATCGGGGTGGTTCAGGAAGCGGCGGTCCTGGCGCAGGCCGCGGCCACGGCCTTTGCGGTGTGCGAGGCGTTTACGGGCCATGCACAGATCGCCCGCGACTGGCAGGCGGTGGTGCCGGCGACGGCGCGTTGGTCGCCGCTGCCAGTGCAGCCGGTGACCGCGATCGACCGGGTGGAGGGCTTGCCGGCCGACGGTGCCGCCTTTGCCCTGCCGGCGGAAAGCTATGCGATTGACCTCACCGCCGATGGTGTCGGCTGGGTGATGGCGATGCTGCCCGGCAGTGCGGGGCGGCTGCGCGTGGGCTTCCGCGCCGGCCTTGCCGAGGGATGGGACAGCCTGCCGCCGCCGCTCTCCCAGGGCATCGTGCTGCTGATCGCGCATCTGTTCGCAAGCGGCAGTGCGGGCGGGGAGCCGCCGGCGGCGGTGGCGGCCTTGTGGCGGCCGTGGCGGCGGCTGCGGCTGGCACCGGAGGTGCGGCGGTGAGGGCGCGGCTGCTGGCGCGCGGTGAGGCTAGGGCCGCACGTGCGGTCGCCGCGGCGGTGGCGCGGATCGGCGAGGCCGCGCGCGAGGGCGCGGCGGGGCTGCGGGGCATTCGGGTCGAGAGCGACGAGGCGTCGGTCACGATTTCGGGGCGCGGGCTGTGGCGGCGGCGGATCGAGGATGCGCGAGTGCGCTGGCTGGGAGCGGAACGATGAGCGCGCAGACGGTGCTGTGCGAGGCGCTGGTCGCCGCCCTCAAGGCCCATGCCGGTGTCGCGCGGATAGTGACGGCGGTGTTCGACGCGCCGCCAGTGCGGGGCGCGCGCCCCTTTGCGGAGGTGGCCGAGGCGCTGCTGACCGACTGGAGCACCAAGGACATGGCCGGGCGCGAGGGGCGGATCGCGATCGTGCTGCGCGATGCCGGCGAGCGGCCGGTGCGGCTGCGCGCACTGGCGGGCGAGGTGGATGCGGCGGTGGAGGCGCTGCCGCGCGACCTGCCGGAGGGATGGCGGATCGCGAGCCTGGTGCCGATGCGCAGCCGCATCGTGCGCGAGGGCGAAGGGCTGTGGGCCGGCACCAACGAATATCGGGTTCGCATGCTGCGGATGCAGTGACGAGGAGGGAAAACATGGCGGCGGAAAAGGGAAGCGCGTTCCTGCTGAAGGTGGGCGACGGCCAGGTGCCGCCCGGCTTCACCACGGTCGCGGGGCTGCGCACGACGCAGCTGTCGATCAACGGCGAGGCGGTGGCGATCACGTCCAAGGATTCCGGCGGGTGGCGCGAGCTGCTGTCGGGCGCGGGCGTGCGCTCTGTGAGCGTGTCGGGCGCGGGGGTGTTCACCGGATCGGCGGCGGAGGGGCGGCTGAAGGCGAATGCGCTGGCGGGCACGATCGACGACTATCGGCTGAGCTTCGAGAGCGGCGAGACGATGACCGGGCGGTTCCTGCTCACCCGGCTCGACTATGCCGGCGATTACAATGGCGAGCGCAGCTACACGCTGGCGCTGGAGAGCTCCGGCCCGGTGGTGTCGGCATGAGCGGGGAACCGGCCAATCCGGCGCGCGGCGAGGCGGAACTGCGGGTTGCGGGCGAGCGGCTGGTGCTGCGGCCGAGCTTCACCGCGCTGGTGGCGGCGGAGAGCGAGTTGGGGCCGCTGTTCGGGCTGGTCGAGCGGGCGGCGGCGGGGAAGCTGGCGTTGGGGGAGATGGTGGCGCTGTTCTGGCACTGCCTGCGCGAACGGCCCGAGGCGCTGACCCGCGAAGCACTGGGCGAGGCGGTGGTGGCTGGCGGGCTGGCGGCGGCGACGCCGGCGCTGCGGCAGTTGCTGGCGCAGATCCTGGGCGGACGGTGAGCGAGCGGTTCGCGGACGGCGCGGTGCGGCTGGCGGGGGTTGCGGGGCTGTGGTTCGGCTGGAGCCCGGAGGTCTTCTGGCGGGCGACCCCGGCCGAGCTTCGCGCGCTGGCCAACGCGATGGGTGGCGATGCGGGCACGGCGCCGCCCGACGCGGGCACGCGTGCCCGGCTGATGGAGGCATTTCCCGATGGATGAGGAAATCGAACGGCTGGTGGTGTCGGTGCGTGCCGACACTGCCGGCTTCGCACGTGACGTGGCGGCGATGCAGAACAGCCTGAACGGGCCGTTCGCGAGCGGCGTGGACAGGGCCGGCCGCGCGCTTGAGACGACGCTGGTGCGGGCGGTGCGCAGCGGCTCGATGGGCTTCGAGGACCTGGGGCGGATCGCCAACCAGGTGCTCGGCGAGATTGCGGCGAACGCCATGCGCAGCGGGTTCGATACGCTGCTGGGCGGGGCGGCGAGCGGGGGCGGACTGCTGGGCTCGCTGCTCGGGCTGGTGTCGGGTGCGCCGGGGCGGGCGACGGGCGGGCCGGTGAGCCCGCAACGTCCGTATTGGGTGGGCGAGCGCGGGCCGGAGCTGTTCGTGCCGACCAGCAGCGGTAGCGTGGCGGTGCCGCAGGCCGGCGGCGGGCGCGACGTGCGCGTGTCTATTTCGGTCAACGCGAGTGCGGGCGAGGCACCGCGGGCGCTGTCGCAGTCGAGCCGGCAGGTCGCGCGCGCGGTGAAGGCCGCGCTGATGGACGTCGACTGAATCACGGGAGGAAGCGCATGGGATATTGGCTGGCGCGGGAGCGGACGGTTCAGACGGAGGATGTGCTGACGCGGTTCGATCCGCGCTTCTGGATGGTGAACTTTCCGCGACCGATGATGGCCTCGGTCGTGTCCACCGCGCCTGACGCGCTGCGGGTGGACGCCGTCTTCTATCGCACGGACGATCTGGCAGGGCTGATCTGGGACTCGGAGGACCGGCACGACCACCCGCTGCTCGGCTATGCGGCCGCGCGTGACTATCGCGGCTGCCAACTGCGTTTCCGGTGGCGTTCGGGCGGGATCAAGCCGCTCGATGCGGTGCATGGGCCGGTGCTGACCATCGAAGGGCGGGATGCCGCGGGCGCGCCGCGGTCCTGGTATGTGCGCTTGTGGAACTATGCCACGGGCACGCCCGAGGACGCGCTGGTCGAGATCGACTTTGCCATCGCGATTGGCGGGTTCGAACTGCCCGACGATGCCGATCCGCTGTGGGCCGGGGATGTCGACCGCATGTTCGTGTCGCTGGTCGCGCCCGGCTTCGATGGCGGAGACGCGCTGCTGGCGGTGCCGGCGGAGGGGTGGGTCGAGCTTTCGGAGATCGTCTGCGAGGGTCCGGATTCCGTGCTGGCGATTGGCTCGCCGATCCTGCCCGAACATGGGCTGTCGATCGCAAGCGGCTATGACGACAGCTATCACCTGACGCCCGCGCGGCTGCTGCGTAACGCGCTGCACCTGGGGTATCGCGGCAGCATCGTCCACTATGTCGGCATGAGCCATTATTTCCGGCTCGAAGCGGACGGCGGCGGTCTGTACGCGAGTCTGGCCGGGGGCGTGCTGAACGCGCCGTGTGTCGCCTGGCACCAGCATTCCGCCGCCGAGGCGAAGGCGCTCGGCTATGGCGTGATCTGGTCGCTGTCCTACGAACTGCTCGACGGGCATTGCCGGGGCGACTGGAAGCAGCGTGCGATGGACGGAGCGCCTGCGCTGACCGGATGGGAGCCACCATCGGCGCTGCTTTCCCCGGCGCATGGTGGCGCGATGGCGTACCTGCAGCAGGTCGCGCAGGCGTTTGTCGCCTTGGCCATCAAAGCTGGCTTGGCAGTACGGTTCCAGGTGGGCGAGCCGTGGTGGTGGGTGATGCCGGACGGGGGGCCGTGCCTGTACGACGATGCGGCGCGCGCCGCGCTTCAGCCGGTTGCGATCGCGAGCGTGCGCGAGCCGCTGGACGCGGATCAGACCGCCTCCCTCGATCGGGCAGGCGCCGTGCTGGCGGCATCGACGGCGGCGCTGACGGCAGCGGTGCGGCAGGTGGCGCCGGAGGCGGAGACGCTGCTGCTCGCCTATCTGCCGACGGTGCTGGATGCCGCTGCATCCGAGCTCAAGCGGGCGAACCTGCCAATCGGCTGGGCCTCGCCCGCGTTCGATGTGCTCCAGCTGGAGGATTATGACTGGGCGGCCGCCGGCAATGTCGCGGCGACCGCGCGGGGAGTGGCGGCGGCGGAGGCGCGGCTGGGCTATCCGCCCGAGCGGCAGCAGTATTTCGCCGGCTTCGTGCTGCGGCCGGAGGACTCCCGCCAGTGGCAGGCGATCGACCGGGCGGCGGAGGCGGCACGCGCGCGGGGCGTCGCAGCGACCTTCCTCTGGGCGCTGCCGCAGGTGATCCGCGACGGCTTTGTGCACTTCGACGAGGGGGAGGATGGAATGGAGGCGTTCGACGACGTGCGCTTTCCGCTGGCGCTGGGCCGGGAGGCGGAGGTGGCGCCGGAGCTCTCCACCGCGATCGTCACCAGCGCGGGCGGAGCGGAGAAGCGCAACGCCGACTGGGCGGAGCCGCGCACCCGCTATGACGTGGGGCCGGGCGTGCGGTCGGAAGCGGACATCGCCGCGCTGCTTGCCTTCTTTCGCGCGCGGATGGGCCCCGCGCGCGCGTTCCGCCTGACGGACCCGTTCGACAACGCATCCGGCGAGGAGGTTGGGGCGGACGACCAGCTGCTTGGCGTTGGCGACGCGATCGCGACGAACTTTCCGCTGGTGAAGCACTATGGCGCGGTGGTGCGGCGGATCACCCGGCCGGTCGCCGGCAGCGTTCGCGTGGCCGTGGATGGTGTGGAGACCCAGAGCTTCGCGGTGGAGGCGGGGGGCGTGGTGGCGCTTGATGTGGCACCCCCACGGGGCGCGACTGTGACCGCGGGGTATCGGTTCGACGTGCCCGTGCGCTTTGCCGAGGATCGGTTGGCGGTGAACCGCGCGACCTTTCTTGCCGGCGCGGCGCCTTCGGTGGCGCTGGTCGAGGTGCGGGAGGTATGAGCGCGCCCGAATGGCTGCAGGGTCGGCTCACGACGATGACCTTGTGCTGGCGGCTGGATCGGCGCGACGGGGTGACGATCGGGCTGACTGCGCACGACCGCGAGTTGGTGGTCGAGGGGCTGCGCTATCGCGCGGCGCCGGGAATGACACCCTCCGCGATCCGGCGGAGCGATGCGCTGGATGCCGACAGCATGGATGTGAGCGGGCCGCTGACCGCCGACGCGATCTCCGAGGCGGACCTGCTGGCGGGGCGCTGGGATGGCGCGCAAGTCACCGTGTTCGCGGTCGACTGGACCGAGCCCACCGCACGGCTGGTGCTGGGCGAGGGAAGGCTGGGAGCGGTGGAGACGGGAGACGGCGGGTTCACCGCCGAGCTGCGCGGCGCCGCGGCGGCGCTGGAGCGACCGGTGGTGGAGGAGACGTCGCCGACCTGCCGTGCGCGGTTGGGCGACCACCGGTGCCGGGTGGCGATGGCCGGGCGGCGGCGGTTCGCGCGGGTGCTGGCGGCGGAGGAGCGGCTGGTCACGCTCGATCGGGCGGAGCCGGTCGCCGACTCCTATGGCGCCGGTCGGTTGCGCTGGTTCGGCGGGGCCAATGTGGGGCTCGAGGCGGCGATCGCTGCCTCCGAGGGCGCCACCGTGACGCTGGAGCGGGTGCCAGCGCTTCCGGTCGCGGCGGGCGAACTGGTCGAGCTGATCGAGGGCTGCGATAAGCGGATGGAGACCTGCGCCGGGCGCTTTGGCAACGCGGTGAACTTCCGGGGCGAGCCCTATCTGCCGGGGATCGACCTGCTGACTCGGTACCCCGGGG